GGGTGTACATGTTGTGGTATACCTTTTTTAAATTCACTAAAGTTTCTATTCATTGCATGACCACGCATCTTTGATGCAGACATACCTGAAACACCTTCAGCATCCGGATCTCTTTCACCAGCAGAAACAACATCAATTCGTTTGAAGTTGAAATCTTTTCCAGGTCCGTTATACTTATCCAAAATCTTTTTATATTCATCTACTCTATCTGATCCACCGACCATTATTAGATGATCTACACCTTGTTTATGAAGTTTTTTGGCATGATGGATAAATGTTGGTTCTGCATCTGATGCTGCTTCAATATTTGCACCCGGGAAAAATCTCTTAGCATGTTTCAGTTTTTGTTCTGCTGACAATGGATTCTTTTCAGGATCTTGTGAGTGTGACAGTACGATTGAGTGTTTGGCCTTATTTGTGGATGCTAACTCTTTTACTTTATCGACTAATGCTGCATGACCAATTGTGGGCGGATTCATTCTACCAAATGCTAGAACATGTGGATTTTTAGTATCACGTTCCTCTGGCTTTGTTATATCACTATCATCTGGTGCTGCTTCACCACGACCTCTGTTATTAGCAAAATTCAATCTACTAAATTCTGCTCTATCGACTAATTTAGTAGGTCTTCCATTTCTAATGGAAACAAAACCCTCTGGCTTTACTGTCTTATCTCCAACAGTGTGCTCAAATTCTGTTGGATTACCTAATGCTGATACCAAAACATCTTTTGCTTTTTGTAAATGATGATGAATTTCAAATGCTTTATCATAATCTTTTTTATTGTCTTTGATATCATTGATAAGTGAGTCATATAAAGCCGCTTTCTTTTGTTTAGCTGCTTCTGATTTTACCTTTGAAACTTCTTTATTCTTTTTCTGTTCTAGAAATGCAGCATAATCTTTTGTATTTGGTGTGGTTTCATCTCTAACCGTTTGATTGATATAAGGTTTGAGATGCTCATCATGTTCACCTAATTTCTTCAGTGCCTCAGAAATTGTGGCACGAAAAGCATCAGCTGCGGCACCCATATGCTTCTTATATTCACCTTGTTGAATGGTGCCATATGCCGATTTAGAAGTATCTTTTATTTCAGGATTTACTAAATTTACATCCGGATCTTGATCAAACTTTGAATGATCAACATCAAAGCCTGCTTTCATATTATTCAAATCTTTACCGGTATATTTGGTATGTACAACAAATCCCATTTGAGAAGCAGCCATTTTTCTACCCATACCAGAATCTTTATTTGCTGAATAAGTGATGGTATTTGGTGCAAACTTATACTTACCACCCTCATCTTCTATATCGTTCTTATCATAAAGGAAATCACCTTGATAAACACCAGTTGGTTTACCTTGAGCATCCTTAGGCATCACTTTGGGTAGATGCTGTAGTGCAATCTTTAGTTTCTGAGCTAGACCTGGAGCATGACCATGATTCTTATCAATATCTGCTTCTGTATAATTGATCTTTGGGTTTACATTGAATACTGATTTTGATCCAACAAAGAACTTTCCATTCTCAGGGTTAATCCCGAAAACTGCGGACGGCGAACCATCATACTTAGTTGTTACTCTTGATTTAGACTTACCACCAGTAAGAAAATTATGAAGATCGTCAAGGTTATCAGCAGCATGAACTAATCCTTCTTCACCACCATGAATAATATGATCCTCGGCGTGCTCTAAATGTTTTAATTTATCAACATCCAGAGATTCAACTAAAAATTTTGAAAAATGAATCATAGTTATGCTTTCTATTTTATTGATTTGACTTTAAATTTGATATCATTTGGATATTCCCCACCTTTACTATTGCGTATTTCTATTAAATAATCCGCATAATTATTTGAACACATAATAGTTATTTGTTTAGATGAAGCAGATGGATATTTAATGTCAGTTACTTTAATATTGGAAGTAAGATTATCTAATTTTTTTCTATCCAGCCAAAATACCTTCCACCCACCAGCAGTTTTTCTTACATAAAAATAATTCATACCCCATGCACGTTCAAAAATATCTTTAATTTTTGATGTGTTTGCTTTGACTGTTGGTATGGATTTTCTCATGACTTTCTTTTTTGCTCTAAGATCATAACCATCTTGAATAGCATTTAAATTAGCACCAAATGCATTAAGAAAATCAGCACCTGCAGATTTTGGTATTAAATTGCCACTTGAATCAATCAAACGGGCAGCACCAGAATATGAACTAAATGTATCACCATTAACATCTTTTAATGATATAAACCACTTTTGATTTTCAGAATCAGTTAAAACTATATCACCGATGATCTCACCAAGATTTTCAATTGGGACACCTTCTTTTTTAGTTGACCCTGTTCTTTGTTTAACATCAGTTATTTCATTTTTAGCAAAAGTAGGATTTGCATCAGTAAGTTGTTTTACCAAAGTTTTATAATCTGTGCCAATGCCTTTATTTTGAAAATAACCTTTTAAGTCTGAAACAACTTTCTTTTCAAAATTTTCACCTTTATTAGCACCCTTTGAAATAATTACGTCAAAACCAGTTCCATCAAAGTCAAATGAGACTGAAGAATATTTTGAACTATTTGTAGATAATTCATTAAATTTGATATTTTTGGCATCTTTGATAGATGCTTTAATTAATTTTAATAAATCTTTTTTATAAGATTCTGACGTATCATTTGCTGAATTAATCAATTGCATTCTATATTCTCTTCCGCCACTTCTATCGGAAGCTGGTTTACCAGAAGGGTTTGTTTTTGCTACTTGAAAATTATACTTTAAGGATATAGAATCTAATACCTCACCCATTTTCCTAAAAGTATTTGAATCAACGGCCATTTATGAATCCCAAATTATTAAATGTTTTCTATATTTATAAAATAAAAAAAGAGCAGACCTTTCGATCTGCTCTTTAGTTTATTGTATTTTATTGTTATTTATACCTTAGCGATGAAAGCAGGTGTCCAACCTTGAAATCCTAGTTGACCGCGGTTCATAATCTTACAGAACTTCCATGCCTCATTCTTATCTTTGAACCAGCTAATGTAATTTTCACTAGCAGTTTCAAAAATATAATATAGATTGTCGATATGCTTGACTGTGTACATCTTGCTCATTATTTAAAATCCTCAAACTGGTTTAATGAAAACTTACTCTTCTTTTTATTGACTGCTTTTTCTCTGTCGCCGAAATCTCCTTTGTCCATAACAGGTGTATCATCCATTAAATCTTGAGCTGATTCCTCAACATCATAAAGTTTCATTTTGATTTTATCCACACCAATAACAAATCTTTTACATTTACCTAGATCTGTATATCGGTTTTTCAACTGCTTGGCCATAATTTGACCAAGTGATTCCAATTCCTCAGAAGTCACAAGAGCAAGCATGAAATCCACAGTTGCAGGAAGTGCAAATGATTCTGATGTATCGGTGATATCAACATCACTATTACCAAATCCGGAACGAGTAGTCTGAGTGGCTGAGACAATAGGGACATTAAACTCTACTGCAAGACCTCTAAGTTCTTCTGCAATAGCTTTTACATATGTATAACTGTTCACATTTGCACCCATTTTCAATCTTGAACTTGCACAGATATTGAGATAATCAATATAGATAATATCTGGAACAAAATTCTTCTTGAGTTTAAGTTCCATCAAAAGATGGCGAAAATTAGCAGAACCAGCGGTTGATGTTGGGTATTCTTTGATAATAAGTTTACCGGATGTTTTACCTTTAACCCGATTAATCTTTTTATCAAAAACATCCTTAGGAATAATATCCAATTCTTCAATTGGAATATCCAGAATATTGGCATCAATACGGCGGGCAATTTCCTCTTCTGCCATTTCCATAGTAATATATAGAACATTTTTACCATCCAGAAGATTACCAGCTGCAGTAGAACACATGAATAGTGATTTACCCACATGTGGTCCAGCTAGAATTACATTTAAGGTCTTTTTTGGAAGACCATTTTTTGTAATACGGTTGAGATATTCTAGTCGGAATGGAACTCTATCTTCTACTCGACGATAATATTCAAATCTCGGATCAGAATCTTCCATAAAATCATGACCGATATGAGTATCAAAACTTACTGCTAATGCATCTTGTAGAATTTTTGGAATAGATCCACGACTGTTTTTTGGATCTTTATTATCTAGAATTTGGATGCTGGACATAATAGCATTATATACAGCACGTTCCTGACAAAATTTTTCTGTTTTATCAAGTACCCACTCTAGATCTTTTGTGGCATCATATTCAAGTTCTGATAATTTTTCTTTACAGTCTTTATAAACTCTATCATCAAGTTGCATTGACTCTAGATCAATTTTGACTGCCTGATCATTTGGAAATTTATTATATTTTTCTACATATGATTTAATAACACCAAAGATAACCTTGTCAGAGTATGTTTCAAAATACTCCTCTTTGATGTATGGTAGTACTTTACGACCATATTCCTCACTGTTTATCAGATTGGCAAAGATTAGATTGGATAGACTCATTTGCACTCCAAGGCTTTAGTTTAAGTATCCCATTACAAAAATTTTCTGCAATGGATTCTGCGTAGTAAATACTGTGATCTTTTACCTCCATACCACCAACTATAATTTCATCTTGGTAAAATTCAACATAGATAGAAGTGGGAGTAGGATTAATTACAGCATGTTTTCGACCATCATCACTATAAAACGTTAGATTATTCATCTTCAATCATCTCTGATGTTGCAAGTGTATACTTATTTTTAATCCATGTAGAAAAATCAGTTTTCTCTAAAAGAGTTTTCCAATATTCATCATTATCAATGATATCTGCTGCACGTTTATTCGGACCTAGTTCTCCTGTTTCCTTATCAACTGTGGCATACCAACCCTGCTTTGGTTTTGTAATATACCCTGCTTCTAGAGCTAAGTCAAGGAGACCTGACCATTTATTGATACCAGAATCAAAAGTTACAGTGATAGGAATTTTTGATTTTTCTTTTACATAGCGGGATTTGTCGACATTGATAATAAAATGATAACCCTTGAGTTCTTTATCATCCTTATCTTGTTGTCTGCCGATAATCCAAATATTATCTGCTGAATAATAAACTCCAGTACCACCAGAAACAACAGGCTTAGAAAACATTTCCTGTGTCATGTAAATGTGATTTACCACAACCATTGGAATATCCTTAAGTGTTAGATAAGGAGTAACCATACGGAATAGTGACTTAAGTTGCTTAGCACGAGTCATATCAGCAGCAGAACTGCCCTTTAGTGCATCTTCAACTTCTTTCTTTGAAGCAAGATTACCAACAGAGTCAACAATGATCATAATCTTATCTTCACGCTTAAGTTCTTGAAGTTGATGCATGAGATCAAACTTAAGTTGTTCGATGTCTGTAATCGGTGTATGAACTACGGACTCTAGTGGAACACCAAATGAAGTAAAATAAGATTCAGGTGTTCCAAATTCAGAATCATAAAATAAGATAATACCATCTGGATACTTCTTGATAAATGAAGCGGCCATTAAAAGACTGAACGCAGTCTTAAAATGTTTTGATGGTGCAGCTAACACCAAAAGTCCTGGTGTGAGGCCGCCATCAATTGTACCACTTAGTGCAACATTAATCCCGGGAACTGGTGTTGGGATCATATCCTTTTTATTGAAAATTTTTGACTCAGTTAGAGTCGAAGTAAAATCAATAGTACTATTTTTAATAAGTCTAGAACGTAAATCGCTCATAATATCTCCATGAATGCATTATAGTGAGATTATATATCAATGATCTTATTTGTCAACTAAATCATTGATCTTTTGAATAAATTCATCAATCTTTTTTACACGATCCTTTCCATCCCACTTGATAATATCCTTTTCTGGGTTCTTTTTCAGATTATTTAAGAATGGTAGAATCATTGCCCTAAGTTTTTCTAACTTCTCAGTTGCTGAATCAATCTCTGCTGATAGCTCAGTAGAGTCAGCAAAAGAGAATCCAAAGTCATCTTCTTCTTTCATCTTCATAACTTTCTTTTTAACAACAGGAATTTTATATTTTTCATCTAGTTCTCTATAATTTGAGCAATACGGATCGCACTCCTTCTGCAATCCACATGGGCATCCACCACCATAATCATATTTTGCCATTAACTAAAAAAATCCTCCAATGTGCTACGCTTTTCTACATCCCAACCGATAACATCAAGAATTGATTTAATTGGTTCTAGAAAAGATTTATTAAATTGAGTTTCATAGTCAATATATTTTGTAAAATCTAGTTCCTCAGGTAGATCATCAGGAACAGAAATAACATGTTCCATGAGTGGATTTGGTAGTTTTAGATAAGCAAAACGAATCTTGTCACCGTCACCAATCAACTGATATTTCTTGTCCAAACCCCGAGTCTGAATAAGATGATTGTAAAGAAGAGCACCTTTTACATGAATTGGTGTCCCCTTTGAGTAAATACTGTGTCGATCACGGTATTTGTCCATCCCATTCATACCTCGAGGAAATGCAACTTCCTCGAATGGCAGTTTCATGAATTCAGATCGAGCATTTTCAATAAATTCATGCAGAGTCGGCTCATCCTTATTCATGATGATACTGAGTGATTTCTTGATGTTTGCTCGACAAGCTTTCGGTGTAGAAGAACGGACCGCCTCAATGCCCTGGATTTTGAGTTGAGGTTCGGAATACTGAACACCCTCAATATTCCAAGCATTGAGAATATACATCTTTTTAGCTTTCCAGATGCCTTTATCCGCAATAGTTTCACGTTTCATAAACATCTTTTGAGCAAAAGCATGCATATATTGAAATAAATCATAATAACAACCATTAATTACGGTCTGGATTTTCGTTTCACAAAACTTATCTAGTGCCTCAACGATCTTTAGAGGATCGGTGGTGTTTAACATTTTGGTCATAGGTTCCATGTTAACATAGATAGAGTCGGTGTCTGAAGCAATGACATAATCAATTTTACTGGTTTTTAGTAATTTATTGAGATAGTCATTGATATAGCGTTCAACCCAACGAATTGACAGCTGACCAGATGTAGTAATTGCTTCAGCCATATCAAAATCGAACCAACGAAAATATTCATTACCCAAGGCGCCATATGCAGAGTTAAGTTGAATTTTTTTAGCTAGCTGAAGATTATGATAACGGGCAATATCATTTACACATGCAGTTCTTTCTGGTGAATCTTTGGATAGAGTTTCAAGTTTCTTTTTGGCTTCAAGCATCTTCTTTTTAAAGACAGTACGATCCTCATACATCTTTTCCATCAGAGCAGGTAGAAATCCTTGCTTTGCTTTGCTGAATTTGATACCATTTGCAGTATATGCATAACCATCATCTGGAATTACCGCATAACCATCCACGATTGAATCAAGATGTGGCCAATATTGTTCTCGACCGAGTTTTGCTTCAGGACTGATATTATACTGCATGATAAGATGCGGATAAAGACTATTAAGATCGAAAGAAACAACCCAATGATTCATTCCAACTTTAACATCCTTTACGTGACCACCAACAAGATGGCCATCATAAGCTTTTTTCTTGAACTGATGGATTACAATGCATCTATCAAGAAGATAGTTATGAATGATAATATCCCACGGCTTTACGGTTGTCATAGTATCCACATAGTTTACTTTGGCATCGTAGGCAAATGCCATCACTAGTTCAATAAATCCAAGTTTTTCCTCAAACCTATCAATCAGTGCAGTATCCTGGATATTATAATCAAAAAACAATTCTGGATTACGCTGATATAGATCATCAAGTGATTCATAACCCTGTGAACGATAATCAACCTTTTTCTCACCAAGAACTACCTCAGCAATATTATCCAGTTTATAACTCTCTTCATTCCCAAAAGAGAACTTCTTGTAAAGTTGTAGATAATCCAGAACATTAATACCAGCTGGTGTGTAAGTAATATTTTCCTTACCTCGAGAAACAATTTTGCGTTCCTCGAGAATACCCCATGGAGATAGTTTTTTAGCTTGCTCCTTACCGAGCACATTTGTGATTCTATTAACGATATATGGAATATCAAAAAATTCAATATTCCAACCTGTAATTACATCAGGAAGAAATCTACCAGTCTGCCAAACTTGAAGAAATTTTTCTAGAAGATCCCATTCATCTTTACAGTGAATGAAAGTAATTTTATCGGATTTTGGCTTATAAGGCTTAAGACCAAAAACAATCATTTCACCCTTTCTAGAAATAGTGATAGCCGTGATTTCCTTATCTGCAGTTTCAATATTAGGGAAACCATCAGCTGAATCCGTTTCAATATCAATAGAAATAATATTGATTTTAGAACGATCATAGATAATATCGCCACGAAAATTATCGTAAATATACAGATAAGGAAAATTAGTCAATCCATAAATTTCCATATTATCAACGCTATCATAGCGCTTAAGGAAATCACGAGCATCTGAAATTGAATCAAAGTGTAGTTTTTCTACTGGTTTCCCATCAAGAGTCCGAAACTCAGTTCGGGACTCTTTCCTTGCTGGGATAAAAAGATATGGTGTATAATTAATAATTTCGGCAAAGCGTCGGCCATCACGATAACCACGAACAAAAACTTTATCACCACGGCTAAAAACATTGGTATAAAATACCGACATAGAAATTCTCCTAGAATACCAGGATTAATAATACCATCATTTAGTAGAACTGTCAATTCAAAATGGCTAAGGCTTGCTTAAACAGATGATTTCTTTCTTCCAATCCATTAGTGCCGCCATTGATCTTTCTGGTAACAGTTAAAACATCTGAGTTATCAGCCCACTGATTTAGATTATTCTTATCCCAAAACCACCCAGCAGACATAGTTGCACCCATGGGAGTGGAAAGATACTTAATTGTTTGATCGAGTGACATTTTCATGTCAGATGCAAAAGAATTGTAATTGCTTTTGCCTGTAAGTTGGATTAATCCACGGCCACGAAATTTAAAACCATCACCAGATGATTCAGGGCCGTTACCCATTCTATTTGCATAGACTCTATTAGCAATTTTTTCTGGTTTATTTGCATAATCTGCAACATTTACATCTCTAAAATATTTTGGAAAGACTACGCCTAGACGTTCTGCTCTATAATTTAGATTTTCTTCAATAACACTTAGACCACCAGACTCATGTCCTATTTGAGCCAAAAACATTGCAATTCTTTCATTGGTATTAATTGCATAATTTCCACAGACATCGTTTAGCGGTTTAATATAAGATTCCAATATTGTGATTTTAGTTCTTGGAAATAAACGCTGCAATAAATTTAATGTAATCATAATTTTCTCCTAAAAATAAAGGGGCATTTCTGCCCCAATATTTAGAGTATATGCGGTGTTTGTTTGCATTCAATCTCTCGTCTTAGAGATTTTGCCTCACGGTTGTCCTTGACTGGCTTGTTATTTAGCGATTCAACATAAATCGCTAATAGCTCAAGTAATTTATGTAACATATTATCCCTCTTTAGCTTTATAATAAGCTCTAGTAGCATATAAATCAATATCACTTCGTGTGATACCGATATCAGCCAAGTTTCTATCTGAAAGACGATTTAAATCATTGTATGCACTGTGATATGCATCAAAAGCAAGGAGTCGCTTTTTCAGGCGACTCCAGAAAGTTTTAAACATTTGTATTCTCTTTTAGTTTATTTTTCGATTACGTCAATCTTCTTGACATTAGGTTGTGGCACTAAACAATCTAGCCACACACGAAGCATTCCATTGACAAGTTCGGCATTATTTATTTCAACATTATCTGCAAGTGTAAATGCTCGAGTAAATGGTCGTGCAGCAATTCCTTGATAAAGATATTGTGACTTTTCTGTATCTTCAGTTGAGGATGTTGTATTTCCCTTAATCAAGAGCTTGCTATCTTCAAGTGTAATTTCTAGATCTTGCTTGCCAAATCCAGCAACAGCCATCTCAATTACATACTTGTTATCTTCGATTTTCTTAATATTATACGGTGGAAAACTAGTTAATGCTGTATTAGCCATAATAGAAGCGCCTTCAGCCATCTTCTTCATTACATTATCTAGACCTACAATATAACGATCTAGATTATTTGTGTTAAAATTATATGTTTTCATATTCATTGTGAGTTACCTCCTAAAAGCAAGGTTAATATAAATGGGATCCCATTAGGCAATCCCATTTATATTTATACACCAAAATGCAAATTTGTCAACGGTCAGTGAAAAGTATTCTCACTTTTTTCTTTTGTTGTTACATAGACGCTATTTTCGTCTGGATCATAAATATAGATTGGTGTCAAACCGGCATCTTTAAATTCTTTACCTACAGCCAATAGGTGCTCATATGCATCTCCATATTCAAAATCTTCAGAAGCCATCTTTACAAAGTCTTCCTCTAAAATATACATTCTAGAAATCCTTAAGGAAAAAAATATGTGGGAATTATTCAGCGGAAGTAAACTAATAATATACATATTTATTGGTGTAACTTTATTTGGATCAACTATCGGTTTATATTATCTATGGAAACGAGACGTTGAACGCCAAGCTCTTTTAGAATTCAATCAACGACAGATGGAACAAAGTCTTAAAGATCAACAAGAATTTCTAAAAAATCAAGAATTAATAACCAAAGCACAACAAGAAGCTGCACAAGATTTATTGATTGAAAATCAAAAGATCACTAGAAAACTTGATTCTGTATCTTCATATTTAAATTCAGCTGATGCTAAAAGCAGCGATAGACCTGCATCAGCTATTCTTAAAAAGACAATAGAACAATTAGCTAGATCTGGAGAATCCAAATGAAGTACTTAGTACCTGTACTGTTAGTTTTGTGTGCTTGTGGTTCTGAACCAACACAATTTATCACTACACAAAAACAGATAGTAGTACTACCAGATGTTCAGATGTATAGATGCCCTGTAATTACTTTATTTCCAAATCCGGAAACACTCACAGATATACAAGTTGCTAAACTGTTAATTCAACTTCATTCTAATAATCTAGAATGTAAAAACAGTTTGGTGGCCATTAAAGCCTTTCTTGAAAAAGCTAAAATGGCCACCGAAACTAGTTCAGAAGATTAAGCGGCATCCTTCCAAGATGCAACAGTAATCCAACGCCAATTATTGTAGTATCCCAGAATCCAAGTGTGTGTTGCAGTGTCATACCGGGTAATCATCTTCATCTTGCTCATATCAATTGATCTCCTCAATAACAGGCTTGCCGATTAGATTTACATTTGTGAGGCTTCGGATAAACATATGCGCCGCATCAAATGACTTGAATTCCAGAGTCTTTTCAACCGCATAACCATAATCCGGCGATGCAGTGTCGGTAACCCTATGGGTAAAGGTTACAATAAACTGGTTCTTTTTTGCGGTAGCCATATCAATATCTCCTTTTATCCTCAATAGGAATTATACACGACTTTGAGAAAAAGTCAATATTTATTTATTGAAATTTTATGATTTTTCACGCATTTCTTTTAAAATTTCTTCCATAGAAATAGGTGTATAGTCAATAACTTCCACAGAGACATTCTTGTAACGTGGATCATCAAGAGATTTACAATGAACGTGGCCGTGGACGTTTCCTAGAGTCCAGCGTTCAAGTTGATTGGGGTGAATAGGAATGTGTGTAAGAATTAAATTATCAAACTTCACAGACCCATGAACACGCTTGAAGTATTTTAAGAAATCCGTAGTGTCAAAAATATCATGATTGCCTAGAACTAATTCCTTTTTACCATTCAGTCGCTCGACCAGTTTTAGATAACGACGGTTCATCACCACATCACCAAGATGATACACCTTATCATTAGGACTTACGATATGATTCCAACGATTGATCATATCCTCATCCATATCATCAACGTTATTCCAGTGAGGTCGAACACGAGTCCCATCCTCATTTAGAAAGTTGATGATATTAGCATGCCCAAAATGGGTATCACTAATAAGAAAAATAGTACTCACGGCCGTCGGCTCCTACTGCCCATTGTTTTAATATCCATATCATCAGTCACGTAAACAAGACCACCTTTATTATAGGCTATCTCAGTACGCTTAGCCTTATCAAGGATCATACGCTGAACTGCGGCCGATTCCTTGTAGAGATTAGACATGATGGATTTATCACGGCCACCATCCATAATAGTATTTGAGAGTTGAACCTTCTCTGTCTTATAAGAGGGCAAAGCATTTTTGGTCTTAGGTTTGTGCTTCAGTTGATTCGGATGCACACCATTACGCTTAAGCCAAGCCTCATGCTCTGCTTTGGCTTGCAATTGCTTAGCACTTGGTTTGGATTTAGTTGAACCAACATTATTGATATATGGTTTAAGGAGTTGCATCACTCTTGCCAATCCCGGTGAGAGGGCTTCACACGTCGAACCTTCTGGCGCTTCTTATGCTTGTCATCAGTTTTACGATGACTGAACCACGAGTCACAGTTGTAGCAACAAAACGACTTGCCTTTTCCTCGTCCACTGCTGTTGTGAAAGGCCGTAGTACGAGAAACACCCTGCTTCTCACAGTTACATTCCATTATACACCAACCACAAATAAATTAAGAAGTTGCATTATCTAGATCCTTAAAGGCATCATATAAGACTACAATCAGGTCATTTATCCCAGTACGTGCCATAATGGTAGCAACAATTTTTCTACTACCATATGCATCTTTACGCCATTCCCATGTCTTATTATATGCACTAGTCCATGGTTTTTCTTTAACGTTGTATACTATAACCTGGTTCACGTAAATAGTCACTGATTGTTTGTTTAACCTCGAATGTTATAATATCTTCCGTTTGGTGTCTTACAATTTTAGAAATTTTATTTTGTATGCCTAATCTTACTCTGAAATCGACGATATCATACATTGAGTCCCAGACATTATCTTTAAGATAAAAACTTTTACGCATTGAGTTCATTGTACTCAAGTATAATGGGTGTTTGTAATTCATCTATAAATTCAGTATTTAAGACAAGTTTCTGTTCTATATACTTCCCTAATTTATTACGCACTTTATTATTACAAATAATCCATGCAATTTCTGCCTCATGTGTTAGAGGAACTTCAACTTTAAGCACGTTTAATAAATCCAAGAACCGTGACGATATACACGAGGTCTATAATGGTGCCTATAGTAGGGCATATAAACCGGTGGGGAATAGATTACAGGTGGTGACACGTAAACTGGGGTGGGTGCTACGTAGACTTGATCCACGGGCACTGCAACGCAACCAGCAAGGGCTACTGAAGCAGCCAAGAGAGAAAGAGTTTTTAACATATGTGTTACCTTAAGATTGGTTGGCCATATAAGCCAGTTCGGCCTCAGCGGCCTCAAATGCCATGGCAACGTTTTGCTCATGGCTGAAGTCGTCGAACTTGGTCAGCTGTGCCAGGGCAGCAGCATAGACGTTTTCGGCACGAAGAGCCGCCGTGATCCGCTGGTCGGCCGGAAGCATCTTGATAAACCGGATCATTGCAGGAGTGGCCTTGATCATCTTAGTTCCCTCATTCATCATAGTCTCTTTATACCATCAGCTGAGATTAAAGTCAACAGAAGTTTTAGGCGATCCAATCCGGATTCCACCACGAATCCGCAATAGCCTTCTCGGCCATGGCATAAGAGTCGAAGTGGGTGGCAAACTCAGACCACCCACGCTCGTCCCATGCCGGCATGCCCCAGGACGGTTCATCCTGGTTCCAGTAGCCGAACGTCTCGATGGTGTACTTGCCGGGGTGGTACTCACCCTCGGGCGAGATACGGATGCAGCCGAGGAGGCGGTCGGTGGAGTCGGTCATGTTTGTCACCTTGTTCATAGTCTCTTTATACCTCAACCTAATTTAAAAGTCAACCTAATGATATCAATGGGTTAGCGCTAAGTGATTGATATGATTGAAAATATTTTTTGAACTTTTTTTCAGTATATAATCTTTTCAATGGGTTAGCATCTATGCCGGGCTCTCGGCAGTCTAAGCGGTTCTAAGAGGGTTATCATACCGCTTAGGTGACTTAGACTGCCGAGAGCCGTTCTTATAGCCTAACCCATTGATTTCCTTACATTCTGAGGATATGCTAACCTATTGAAAAGATTAAGTTTTACCGTCTTAATGATGTCGAGCTCCTGCTGCTCGCCAAACCCATGCAAAAAAGTTCAAAAAAGTTTTTATAATCTTTTCAATGGGTTAAGGCTAACGTATTGATTTCCTTGGGTTGACTTTAATCCGACCAGGTGGTATAAAGACACTATGATGAATGAGGTAACTAAGATGACTTTTGGTGGGACTATGGATAAGATGAACGTGACGATCGCCTCGGATGGGCGCTACCACAGCTCGGCAGACAAGATGTCGAAGCGGTCCAGGCGGAAGACCAATCTGTCGCATCTGGGTGGGCGCACGTCGTTTGACGAGGATGGCTATTACGACGGTAGCGCCGGGCGCAAGCCTCGGAAGAAGTGGCAGCGCATCTCCAAGCGTGAAATTACCGATTGACTTTAATCTCAGATTGGGATATAACCACAAGTATCACGTTATGAGGTAATCATGCTGGTTTCGGTTTACAAGTGCCCGAAAACGATCTCTCGGACGCTCATCCACGATGCAGTGCAGTTCTATGCCAACACCCTTATGAACCGACAGTTGGTCAAGCATCTGACTGTCAAGGTCATTTTCAAGGATGATGGTGTGGATGGACTCTGCAATCCCATTGACGAACTGACTCGCCCCCGTGAGTTTGTTCTGCAGATCAACCCCAACGGCACGGACAAGGAAGTGCTGACGTCGCTTGCACACGAGATGGTTCATGTCAAGCAGTATGCTACCGGTGAAAGCCGTCATTACGAACGCAAGCCTCACGTGACCAAATTTCGTGGCGTAATGGTAAATACACATACCACGGACTATTGGGATTTGCCGTGGGAAATTGAGGCATATGGACGTGAATTAGGTCTGTATATCCGATTCATGGAGTATAAGGAAAATGCAAAAAAGAAAGCCGATAAAACGTAACCCTGTTGCTAGGGTCTTAATTGACCCTCGGTATCATAAGAGAGTCGTTAAGAACAAGAAGGCCTACACAAGAAAAGGAGTCAAGGTGCCGAAAGAACCCTTGACTTTTTTTGTAAGTTTGGTATAATTCCAAAGTAATCAGGAGATATCATATGCCTCGTGGCCGTCCCAAAGGTTCTAAGAACAAGCCCAAGAATGACGCTTATGTGCCGGATGAACCGGTGCACTTCAAGGCTTCTAAGACTCCAAAGCCGGTGGTGGCTAAGACTGAACCTGCAAAGGGTCCGTTCTTTAACAGCACCAAGAATATGGTTCCGGAAATGCTCGAGGAACGTAAGACCCCGGTTGTAGTGCCGCCTGGTGTTCGGCGTGTATCATTTTCGAGCTACGATGTGCCGAGCTGCCACCGCTTCGCTAAGATGCTCATGACTAAGTACGGTTACACCGACCCATCCATGCCGAAGCCAAAAAAGAATTGGGATGGATGGTACACGTTCGAGATTACCGAACCGAGTGGAGTTAAAAATGTCAATTAAGATCGTTAAGTGGAAACCTACCAGAAACACCGAAAAAGGTGCTATCAAACGTTTCGGTGAGGAATGGATTGTAAAGTCTCATTTCATTGATACAACCAAGCTTCTTATTATTCCTAAAAATGATCCAAATGCCGATATGCGGTGGATTAATCCGGAACAAGTTATATCTTCACGTTGGGAACTAGAGCCAGTATAATGTATACACGTAGGGATTATCTTTATAGTCGATGCTCTTTTGATGAGTACTATGGCCAATTTATCACGGACGAAGTACTACAATATGTAGATAACAGAATTGGGCACATCAATATCATTAACTCTGAAGATGAAAATTTCAATGATATTGATATCCGAAGCTGGGATAGAATTGTATATAATCTCAAGCCTCTAATTGATGATCAAATCCTTACAGAAGCACAAGAAGGATGGTCTTTAATGACAGGAGTATGTATCGCCAAAATGGCAGCAAAACTTATATGGAGAATGAATCAAAATGCAATTGGATATCAATGATATAATTACTTGGATTTTGGTTTTTGCTTTTCTAATTTTTGTATTTTTGGTGCTGTGATGAAAATTGTAGCTAAAAATCCAATGTGGGATAAGAAGCATTTGTGCTTTTTTCACGTCGAACAATATAATACCTTTTATGGCGATCTTCTTCCTACTCCTTCGTGGGTGGAAAAAGACTCTATTTGCATTACAGCCAATATTCCCTCTCGTATGAGGATTATCCCTAGGCACCAAGTTGTGTCTATTGATGATAAAGCACAAGAGCCAATTATTGAAATATCAACAAAAAAGACTTTTAAAGTAAATGGCTCTAAAGGTAATGTATATACTGTGACTATCAACGGCAAGATCAAGAACTGCACTTGCCCTGGATTTGGATTTAGGCGTTCTTGTAAGCATATTTTGGAGGCTTCATGACTTTTACACGAGAAGAACTAGAGGATATTTGGAACAACAAGCCATATGGTTACTTCACAGAACTTCGAAAAAAGAAAGATTTAAGCAAGTTCAAGAAGTACACGCTAGAAGCTAAAGTTCTTAAGAACTGTGGAACAAGAACTCTTACAGTATATGACACAAGAGAAAGTGGTGTTATGGTTGAAAATGCAAGAAATATCCTACGAAAACAAATCTTTGATGAGTTTGGTGAAAATGTAACTATCAGTTATAGAACTCTATCTGAATAGTTTATAAAATAAAACCCTTGTGCATAATAAATACATGCACAAGGGTTTTTTGTATGGAGAAAAAATTGGATTTTGATCTTGAACCAGAATGGATTGTAACTGCGCCAGGTATATTAAATTTATATACTACCGAGGTATCAATTGCTTATCAGCCAAATTATGGAGTTTATTTCATAATGTGGAAAAATAAAGCCGTAAACTCTAAAGGAATGCACTTTTCTTTGGAATCAGCTAAAGAAACCGCTTTATTATATGTTCATGATTTACTTCGTATGGGATATGAGCCATAAAGTAAGGGGAGCCATATGGCTCCCCTTTTGTTAGGCATTTGAATTATTCCTGATTTCCTCAAAGGTCATATCACGGATTAGTTCACCATTTAGGTAGACGGTTTCTAGTCCACGTTCCCAACCATTGAGTAGTTCAGGAGCAGTTTCAGAAGTAGCAAAGTTTTTATCTTTGCGCCAAAGTTCAAGTAGACCTGCCTTACTTTTCTTACCAGAGTCGGTAATAGGATCTTTAAGAACCTTTCTCCAATCATGCTGACCAACACGCACAGCAGAGCATTTCATAGCAAACTTCTGTGTGTCTCGATTGACATGCTGTAGAAGAGCACCACCCATACCAAAGGCAATATTATCAGCAGAGTATCCATCATTATGGAATGCGGTAAGAATCTTTTTGACAGTATCAAAATTAACACCATCACCCTGAATCAAACGCACATTATTCAGAACACGAAATCCTTTGTTATTGATTGTAGAACCAAATTTATTATCTAGAATTTCTACAAGTTTACAGTTTACATGTACTGGATGGCCAGAGTCGGGCCGAATTACCAGAGTAGCACCAGAGTCAAGTACTTTTTGCTTTAGTTCACCACCCCAGAGATTTTCTGCTGCATTGAATACATCATAGCTATCACTTACAACAGCAAGAATGGATCCAGGCTTTGCAAATTTATTCAGCATATTTTCATATGCTTTTACTTCATGAGGACGACCCCAACTTGTAATAGTGCTATGCTCTGCTGCAGGAATAGAGAAACCAGCAACACCAGCATTATAATGTTCACGAGCCCAAAGAATACCAGCAATGGTATCGGTACCCATGAAATTAATTAGATGGGCAGCACCACCAATCCCAGCGGATTCTTGACTAGATACACCACGAGCACCAAAGTCATGTAATTTAAAACCTAGACCAGCAGGATCACCATTCTTTTCAAGGAATTCTTTAATTAGATTCTTGATGGCTTTGCTGTTAGTTGCTACAGTTGTAGGGTACCAAATTGCTCGAAGTAAAGCTGTTTCAAGATGTGTAGTTAACCAGAAACAATTCTTATCTGTATTTTCAATAGTTACAAGAACATTGCTAACAGGAACAACGGTACCTTCTGGTACTGCACAGATATGAACTGGTAATTTACCACCGTGTTTGTTTACAATGTATTCCCAACCGGCACGATTAAACGGTTCACCATGGGCTTGAAGAATTTCTTCTGCAATATTAATATCTTCCATGGTGACTGGCTTTAGAAGATAATCCTTGATGAAGCCCTGTAGACCAAAGAATAGTGTCTCAGCATGTTCACCACCACGGGATTCAATGTAGCTGTGGACAATTTCAGTCCCTTCTGGGTATTGCTCAAACATTGAGAGTTTGTAGCTATCAACATTCAGCAGGATATTTTTAAGAATATTCATAAGATAAACTCCTTATCTTTTAAGTTTTGTAAAAGCAGGCATCGGCATAACACCTGTCATAGTAGAAATGATTGCAGCATGGTCATCATAAAGTTCATATAAGTTAAGAGCATCAGTGAGAGGCACCCACTTACATGTAGCCGCATCATCAGCACCATTTGCTCGAGGAAGAGAATAATCCAGATTTGGATTGATTCGCATATAGACAGCAAATGTATTTCGTAGAAGACCAAAGGAACGAGTAGGTGAATCAAATAATTGTGTCTTTACAATTGATCCACGTAGTACTTTTTCTGGGACTCGAACATTTGTTTCTTCTTGTAGTTCACGAATGGCACAATCTAGAAATGTTTCCTTGTTGTTTCTAAATCCTCCCGGTAAAGCCCAACAGCCAGCACCTGGTGCAAACTTACGTTGAATTAAAAGTACATGACCTTGACATTCTAGAATTGCATCAGAACAATTGAAATTAAGAGTTTCCGGGAATGGATAATTCTTAAACAGTTCTTGTTCTTTATTATAGAAATGCCAATCTTGGAGAACTGTTGCAGGGAATTTTGGATCATTTTGCATGATCATATTTTGTCGAACAGTCGTGGCATTGATCTTATACTTAGCGGAAATATTTTTAAATTTCCAATCAGGAAACCAATTCAGATAATCATTACCTTCTTTCATGTGACCAAAAAGAATTGGTGCTGATGTAATCTTGTGTTTTTCCTGGATATACTCAACGCTTGCACGAACATCTGCCATCCATTGCGTAGCAGAATACTGATAATCATTTAAGGGGAGAATTTCAATACGTCGATCAACGAGAACAAGTTTTTCTTTAAACATCTCGAGTCGTTCATCATATGTCCACGGATTCTTTACACTGCGGCACTGATTAGCCGATCCGATTAGGACAAGAAGAAGGTCCACTTGTTTGCAAGCATTTGAAATGGCTTCAATGTGACCTTCGTGAAGGGGCTGAAAACGCCCGATAAATACGCCTAATTTAGTCATGTTCTTAACTCCTAAGAAACAGATTATATGTAATTATATACCAATTATTTGGTAAAGTCAAGGGAAAAGTGGCGAAGGTACCAGGATTTGAACCTGGACTAACGGGTTTGGAGGCCGTCGTGCTTGTCCGTTACACCATACCAACTTAAGTCTAAGAATTCTTACACTCTACAATTTTATATTCAATCTCTGAATTATGTCTTTTAAAGACAGTATTCATATGATTAACTGTATTTATCTCATCTTTACATGAGTCAGTGCTCTCTAGCTTGATCGGGGAGCCTTGTGGGACTCCGCCGACCAGCATAAGAACGATTAGAACCGAATTCATTAGAAACCGTAACGATCAGACATGATAGTCTTCATCATCATAGCTTCTGGTGTAAATTGTTCTAGATCGGCAGAAAGAACAGACTTCAGAATAGAAGGGCTGAAGCCAGAAACAAGAGCTACTCCGTTTTCATTCTCCTTAACTGGCACGTTATCATGAGAGTTAAGATTCCAGAAAACGATCTTTGGCATTTCATAACCAGCCTTTGTGAACTGGTGACGGAATGACTCGAGTGCAGAGTGGTCAAAACGAGCGCATTGATCAAACTGCATATCGGAAAGAATGAGCAGCATCTTTGGCATATCTTCTTGAGGAACATTACCATTAATTGCAGTACGAAGGATTTTGTCCATTGCAGCAACAATGTTTGTGTTCATAGCCCAATTAGACTTGACCATCTGATCAATCTTCTGAAGAATATTACCACGAAGAGTAAGAAGTTCAGGAGAACCAGAGAAAGTAAGGAACATGTCCTTAAAATCACCGGTGTTCTTGTCTGCGCAGTACAGACCAAGAGAAACAGCAACATCAAGACAAGATAGACCGGTCTTGGTGGATCCACCAACAGAACATGTCATGGATCCTGAAACGTCGACCAGAGGAAGAACGTTAGTCCCATTCATGTAGTTTGGTAGTGCTTCCCATTGAGCTAGAACTGCATTGAGTTCTGCACGAGAGTAGGAACTAGAACCATAGTGATTGATCTTACCCTTTAGTACATCGTATGGATATACAGCACCAGCATTGATCTTTACTTCCTCACGGACCTTTGGATCAGTGCTGACAAGCTTAGAAGTCCATTCCTTGTACTTTGGAGTGTTGCGATTGAATGCCTTCTTGTATCGAGCAGAAGCAACAGATGGCACATGATTGAAATTGATGTTATCCCAATCCTTGGCACACATCTGACTCTCAACAACATTTGAGAGATTTACTAGTGTCTTACGGTACTGCTTTGGTGTAAAACCAAGAGCATTACGAAGTTCAATTGCAACCGGGCCCTTACGTGGCATCCACTTTGCGGCAAGACCATCACGAGTAGCTAGAGCACGACGGATCATACCGACGGCAGTAACTCGAGCTTCACCGGTTGTTGCAAATACGTCATCCCAACGACCTAGTTCAGGAGTACGGAGTACAAGTCGAGAAGCCATATTTGGATCGTGTTCGGAAAGATAGGTTAGGATAGAACGGAAGATTTCACGTTCACCTGCACCACCACGAACATCACGAGCCCAGAGAGCAATACGACCTGCTACTTCCTTATTATGAGTATAAGCAGCAACAAAATCTGGGATGATATTCTTACCACGTGAGGCACCGATCTTATAGAAAAGATCAACACATGGATTAGTTGAAGTCTTTAGAGCCTTCATACCGTTTGTGGTACGAGCGGTCTGGTTTAGAGCAGCCTTAGCAAAAGCGTTCATAATATATTCCTTTCATTACAGATTAACAAGTCATTCAGGATATCAAACCTGACCCCGACTTATGGGTTTTTAGTGTCACAAAAAAGTGACTGGAGATTATTTTTTTGCGGAAGTTAATCTACTTTTAGTAGACAGGATGCCTTTTTTAACATCGTTTACAAAACGATTGCCCTACCATTAGGCGATTTCGCAAAGTTGCGAAAGTTGGAGTTGAACCAACATTGTCAAATGACAATTTGCTGAAAGCATCCTTAAATTAAGGGGTTAACAGAGTGACTTCTTCTTTGTTTTTACCAGGTAAATTCGAAAGCCTGGGTGCCAAATAGCATCCGAAGATCTATTAGCTGTTCCTGAATGATCTCTATAGAGATCTGACTGGGTTGCTGAAAGGTCACTCTAAATTGGTTATCGGAATAATAGCCTTTCCTGGCACCAGCCTCGGCATCGAACGAATCGAACGTTCACGGTCCTTGTGCAAAAAGAAGATTTTATGTTGCGGAACTTATTCCATTAGTAAGAAATCAGGATGGTGTTTTTTAGGTAGGATTCGAACCTACACCGAGTGTTTTGATGACACTTGCTCATCCATTGAGCTACTATAATGGTTTGCTGAAACCATCCTTTAATCGTAAATTAGTAATCAGATTCGCTTTTTGCAGTTTTGGATTAACAGTCCATTGCTTTTTATTTGCTGAAACGAATCTAAAAAGTAGACGGGTTGGACTTGGTTGCTGTTTCAAAAAGCTTTTGTATGCTGAACCCAACCCTTATTCTTTAATTTATAAGGGTATAATACACCATATTTAGCATATTGTCAATAGGTTTCTTCCATCAAAAAGTCTTTTTCTTTGAGCATATGACTTTCTCATTGGATAATAAGCCATTGCGGTATACTGATTAATATCAGATTCAAAGAATCGAGCAAATGGAATCTTAAGTCTAGTAGCTTTAGCCATTTCCTTAAGAAGGTCTTCATTATCTTCAAGAGCCAATACACAGAAATGTTGCTTTCTAGCATCAGCTTTGTGTTTAGGAACTTGTTGACCTAAAACCATTGCCACATGAGCGGCTTGCACCACCTGTTGAATTGGTGGTAGGTCTTTTCTTACCAGAATGTAAGCATAAGTCTTATCTTGCCATTCTTCTTTCAAGAGCTTCTTAGTTAGATCATCAAACTGAACTTTTTCATCTTCTGTGAGTTCAGAATAAAGTGAGGATCTAAAGATCCAAACCATAGCACTAGCTAGTGCTTGCCACTCTGTGTGACCATTATTAAGTTTAGATTCTTTAGCAATCGGTGAGAATGATTTAAGAAGAAGTGCTTTAGCTACTTCAAGTTTCTCGTTAGACTTAGCAAAGATAGCTTTGATGATACAGTATGCTGCTACATCATAGTTTTGAATTGATTTTTTATTAGCTAGCTGCTTCCATGCAGCAGTGATATTTTCATTCATTTTAGTTCTCCTGTGTTTTATTTTCACTGTAGTTAAAGTTCATAATAAATCCACGGGAGGACCACGAATGGATTCTTGCTACGTTTCTTTTAACGAAATTATAATCATATTGATATCCTTATCAAGGAGTGGTGCAGATGCAGGGAATTGAACCCTGACACACGATTTTAGAGATCGTTTTGCTAACCATTACATCACATCTGCATATTAAACGGATTGGCGTGGTTTGTTTTTTTCCAATAAAAAACTTTTTTATTGCTGCAACCAATCCTTAATTTTACTTATTCGGCAATCTTAAAGACTCGCTTGAGAGGAAGTGTTGAACGACCGATACCCGGAACAATATCATAAAGAGGGCGATCATATGTATAATCTTCATATCGACGAGTCTGATAATTATAGCGCTGACGCACAGTCGGTTCATATTTGCCATTATGAACATAATTATTGATTGGATAAGAAACTCGAACAGATGTAATCTGATCTTTAGAGTCCTTATTTACACCATCAAATGTACCCTGTTTAATGCGAGTATTTTTCCATGCAGTTGCAGCAAAAATAATTTTTTCGCCAGGAAGAATTGTTTGACCAATACTATTGGAAAAAGGAATAGCATGAAAAGCAGAAATTCGATTACCCATTTTACACCTCATTCATTATATAGTGGATTATAATCTAAAATTTAGTATCTGTCAACCGTTATTTTGGTTCAAAGTACTTAGCTTTTTCACCACAATCAAATATTCTTGCAGTAGCACAATATCTGCTAATTGTAGATTCACCGGTAACAAGATTAACCTCTACAAATTGCGGATGAGAACATTTTGCAAACTTATCAAAGCTTTTTCCTACAAAGGGAATATAGCTCCATGGATCAGGAGTCACATACTTGCAGTTCTTGCAAAACTTAAGATCAGACATTATTTAAACCCTCATTCATTATATAGTGGATTATATATCCGATTTAGTCTTTGTCAACCATTATTTTGGTACCCGTAGTCGGATTTGAACCGACACTGAATGATTTTTGAGACCACTACCTCTGCCAGTTGGGCTATACGGGCTTTTATTTGATTTGTTTAGCATGTGGATAAACTTTAGTCGTAAGATCCCACGAATCATCTTGACTAGTCACCCAGGATTTACCACAATCTTGACATTTCCAATCAATATAATAAATGTCTGCAGATCTATCCCAGTTACCTGAACTACCATCATATTTATATGTTAAATCCAAATGTGGACATTCTTTTGAGAGATTTAGAAGTTCTAGAACAATATCTTTATATTTTTGTTCTAGAACTTCTTTTTTGGCTTTAAATATAGCACTTGTATTATTCAAGTGAACCACCAAAAGCACAAATTACATAATCTCCACTTGATGGATCAAAATCTATCCGAATATTTGGTGAATAACCGCTATATACATAGCGATATCCACCAGCTTCATCAAATGTATCTACATAAATTGCAGGTTCACCCATCATTTTATAATACTCAGGATCAGCTACTGCATTATCATATATTTCCTGAAGTTGCGCTATAAAGTCCTTTAAGAGCATTACTTATTGGTACCTCCTGGCATCGGCATGTTAAACATAAACGGTGTAGAAGTTCCACCCATGCTCATGACAGTGCTCGGAACTGATCCATTCCACTTTGAAGAAGCATTGATGCGAAGACTTTCAAGATAATTTGAAGCCCCACCAAAAGAATCAACAACTGCCTTTAGTCGAGCAGCTTCACCTTCACCAGTAAGTGTCATTGCTTTCTTTTGAGACTCAGCAGCAATAACAGCAGCTTCTGCTGCAGCACGGGCTTGAGCTAGTTGAGACTTAGCCTGACCTTCCGCAGCAATAAACATTGCCTTTGCTGCAGCATCTGCTTCCGTAGTTCGAACTTTAGCCTGTCCTTCTGCAATCAGAACCTGTTGCTGCTGCTGGAATTCAATGACTCGCTTCTTATTTTCTTCGGCAACAGCATCATTTTTGCTACGAACAGCAGCTTCATTGGAAGCCATAAATGCTGGGCTAAATTTAATTTCAGAGATCTGAAAACTTTCCATGTCGATGCCAAATAGTTGCTCTAACTCTTCATGCACCTGATTGGTAATTTCATTCTGAATAGCTTCACGGTTTGCAGAGATCGTGATTGTATTCTTACTTGCAATGATACGACTTACACGGTCACGAATAACAGAAACCATCTGTGGGCCTAGATCATCAGATCCTGTCTTGCCGATCTCATAAAGATTTTTAAAGACAGCACTATCTGGAGTACGATATAGAATATTAATGTCAAGAGTGATAAGCTGATTATCAACAGTATTGACAGTAAAAGGCTGTACGTGAACTTTTTGTTGGCTGACTGTAATTCTATCAACCGAGCTGATAAAAGGAATCTTAAAGTGTAGCCCTGGTTGCACCGGTTCTTTAGTTGTAACAGTACCCCATACACGAACACCAGCTCTTTCGGTCGGATCAACTACAAAGTAAGTGGAATTTACAGCCATTAGTGCTACTACTGCAACACCCGCTCGAAGCGCATACTTCTTTGCAATTCCAATAAGAACTTCGGGATTCTCTAGACGATCGTTCATTTCATTTCCTTCATTTTTAAAATTGGTGCGCCCGCTCCGATTTGAACGGAGGATCAGTCGGTTATGAGCCGACAGCTTTGGACCGCTAAGCTACAGGCGCATTTACTTATTAAATTGTTGAATTACCCTACCCTTAGTATAATCCGAAAGTGGAATATAGTCAAGGGAAATTGCAGCTGCATTGCCATTTTTATATACCCAATTTACCCAAGAAACAACATCGTTCAATCTTTTAGATTCAGCTGGGATAAGAATATAAGTTGCAGATACAATAGGATAGCATTCATCACAAGGAAGATTGATAGCGGATCCTTCGTTAGTTTCGGACCATTCGATCTTATTTGCTGATGCTGAATATGAAGCGCTACCGGAAACAATCCATTTGCCTGTCCCACTCATGAGAACAGCTTTAGGGATATTACCGTTCTTAGCAAAAACACTCTCTACGTAACCGACTGATCCGACGGTTCTTTTTACTGAAGCAGCCACACCGTCATTCCCACGAGCGCCAGTTCCAATTGACCATTTAATAGATGTGGCTGGAGCACTAAAGTTTTTATCTTGTGAATGTAAATAAGATACAAAGACAAATGTTGTTCCAGAACCATCGGCTCTATAAACTGGTGCAATTGCAATATTAGGTAATTTGATATCTGGATTATCAGCAACAATCCGTGAATCATTCCATTTTGTAATTTTACCGGAATAAATGTCGACTAAATTTCGTCCAGAAATACGAAGTTTATTAGTCTCGATCCCAGGAAGATTAATAATAACCACAACTGATCCAAGCACTGTTGGAATTTGAATTAGATTATTATCCATCAAGCGTTGTTTAGAAAGTGGTGCATCTGAAGCGCCAAAATCGACTGTGCGATTAATGATTTGATTTTGACCAGCACCTGAACCTACTGCTTGGTAATTAACTGTAAATCCATCTTTATTAGATAATTCTGCCCATTTTGTATAAAGTGGTGCTGGAAATGTAGCACCAGCACCATTTAAAGATTGAGCATGCGCAGAAGTTGCTAAAAGAACTGCTGTAAGTCCTGTAATTACGAATTTCATGGAAAAACTCCAAATAGTTTCATAACTCGTTGTTCGTGTCGACCACCTTCGTATTTAGTATCTAGAAATGTTGTGATACACTTCCAGATTTCTTCTTTATCGGTGACAAAACGAGCGCCAAGTGCAAGAGTATTTACATCATTGTGTTCTCGTGCAATCTTAGCAATATTTGGATCATTTGTATTTACACATCGAATCCCACTATGTCGATTTGCGGCTATAGCCATACCAACACCGGATCCGCAAACTAAAATTCCCCGACTTGAACCATGTGAACCCAGAGTTATAGATGAACATGTTTTATAAGCATAATCTGGATAATCAACTCGAGTATTTGGTGCTGGAAAGAAAGTATAAATCTTGTGTCCAGCATCAAAAAGCCATACTGAGATTTGCTGGGCTAATTCAAGCCCAGCGTGATCACAACCAATTGAAATGGTATAACTCATTATTGCTTCTTTTCCTCAATATTCACGACCAGCGGCTGAATTGTAAGGCGCATTGGCTGGGTTGAATAGAGGTAGTGGCCACTCCACTGTCGATAGACACCATCAATATTCCAGTAGAAAATATACGGATTGGAAGTACCGTATGTTCCTTCATCAGAAGGTGCCTGACGAACTACAGAATGTTGACCACCATTAGTACCACCGGTGCTGATCTGTTGAGTACGATCGGCAGGAGTTAGACGCTTAGAACCAGAAGTAATCTTACCTCGAACACCTTCATACATAATAGGCTGACCAGATTCATTGAAAAGAACCACATAACCTAGAAGACCAGGCTTACTGGTAAGTT